ACGGACTCAACTTGCCAAGCGTATACCCCATGTCTGCTAAGACCTCCCGCAGCTCTACTTCGAGTTCAGGAATAGATTGCGCTGCTTCGTGTGCGCGTTTTAGTGTGTTTAACAAATCACGCATTCCTCGCCTCCCTGCACCTGATGCGGTGCAGTATCCCCGTTATATAGTGCTGATTGTGCTTCATTCTCTAATGCCTCTGTACATCTATAACAAACCGTGCGTTTTGGGATGACGCTAAAAGTCCCCTTAGACAGCGTGTGTCCGCAACTCAACACAACATGCTGTTCGATTCTTCGAAACACAATTTGATTAACTGAATTTTTGTGCGCCCACTTTTTTCTAATCCACTCCTCAGTTACCTCACGCTCACCAACTATTTCCCTTTTTATATGCTTCATCTTCCGTGATTCTCCGGCTTCGGCTCTTCACCGTAGCTTGCTTCCATCGCGTGGCGTACCTCGGCTATCTCCCGCTGCTGCGTGATCCAAACAACTGCGACGATGCACAGCACCAGCACGAGGATAGACCCCATAATTCTGTCGTCATTTCTCATGGTTGCCTTCCTTATACTTGTTTACTCTTCCCAACTAACTTGGGTGTGGCCTTTATGCTGTGCAAAACACAGCTTAACGTAGCTCTGACAGAACTCGCACATGAAGGTTGCGATAAAGCCGTCGCGCCGAGAGCTTGGATTTCCTGTCAGATGACGCGTTGTGTGCGTGACCTCCTTTGTAACGTTGACGTTAATGCCAAATTCTGAGTCCTCCTTGTCTCGAAAGTACACGTCAACACCCCTTTGGTGTAAATAATTCCCACTGCACTTGGGGCAGAGCAATTCACCGTCTTCATTTAATGTCATAATCTTTTCCTCTGTTGTGTTGTTGTGAGTTCTCATGATTGCTCTCCGTGAAGGAGCGCGGCTGTTACACCGCGCCCCCATACAACGCCCGCAGGCATCGGTGTTGTCCAATAGGTATTGTTGCCCCGTGTACTGATCTGCATGCCCACTGACGCGGGGTCCACGCACCGTCGGTCGTGGCCCTGTGTCCCTTTGCGGTGCTTGTCGAACCCTGTAGCCGAGCTGAACACCTCTTTGCAGGTCGGGCACATGCACCGTTTACCCTTAAGCACTGCGCTGGTCTGTGGCATCACGTCGGCACTGCTTTCTTTAAAATATAGCCATTTGGATAGGCCGGGCAGTGTGAAACGCGATGCCCCTCCTCAGCTCCGTGGAAGTGATTATCTTTGCAGTGATTGCACCAGAAAATAAACTGGTTCTTTTCTTGCTGGCATTCAATTTCAGGTATGTTGTTCATTGTGTGTGCCCCTCTAAATCAATCAACAGTTCAATGTAGTGTCGTGCTTTCTTCAGGTCTTCGATGCCACCCTTCTCGCGCCAGCGGCACAGGTACTTGATCGCGCAGCCTTCGATATAGGGAATCTTGTTCTTGTGGATGAACTCCACCGGCTGTATGGCGTAGCTCTTGTAGTGCCCACCGCCGATCTGCACATCGAGTGCTTTGGGCTTCTCCGTCGTCATCATCATCGTCTTCATCCCCTACGTAGTCTGGGTCTTGTGGGTGCCAGTGTTCGATCCGCTTCGCAATATACTGAATGCTGTTGCTGCCACGATTGGAACCTGTCCATTCCCAATGGCTTTAAGTCTGTCCACCCTGGCGGCCACCCCATCAGCCACTCGACCCACATCGGGTTCAGATGCCCACCAACTCGACTGGCTAGTGTCGGCTCGTTCCTGTTCGCTTCGCTGGGCGCATTTGTTTCTTTCGCCATGTGTGCTGTTGGAGTCGGCCATATCTGTAGCGGTTGCTTTGAGCCAGAACCTATCGCGCGTATGGGGCGCACCGCAGTCGGATGCTGAAACAATACACCATTCACAGTCATACCCCATCTCGGCAAGGTCACCGATGACCATTGCAGCTCCTCTGGGAATAAGCATCGGACTGTTTTCCACGAATGCAAATCTGGGTCGTACTTCATCGATAATTCGCGCCATGTGTTTCCACATACTGGATTTGCTTCCAGTGATTCCTGCTCCCTTTCCTGCGGCGGATATGTCTTGGCAAGGAAAGCCTCCCGATACCACATCAACAAGCCCTCGCCACGGCTTTCCGTCAAAGGTTTGAACATCATCCCAAATCGGGAAAGGCGGGAGAATTTTGTCATTTTGTCTAGCGGCAAGTACGCAAGCTGGGTAAGGCTCCCATTCAACGGCGCAGACTGTTTTCCATCCAAGAAGGTGTCCTCCGAGGATTCCACCGCCTGCTCCTGCGAACAATGCCATTTCTCGTAAAGTGCCTGGCTGATTATCCATGTCATTCGTCATCTTCCTCGTCCTCGTCCTCGTCCTCGTCCCCCACGTAGTCTGGGTCTTGTGGGTGCCAGTGTTCGATCCGCTGGCGAGTTATGCGTCGCATCAAGCTGCGCTGCAGTTTCAAATCTGCTTCGTCGTAATCGTAGTCATCCACGTCGCGCTCTCCTCGTCACTGCCGCCTGTGCGAGCGCAGCATCAAATTGTTGGGGGTTGTTCCGGTGCCACAGGTTTATCAAACTGACTGACACGCCGGCAAGGCGAGCGAACTCCTTGCAGCTTTGCAGCCCCACGCGCTTGCAGTGTACTGCTGCGCCAAGGCGCTCAGTGCAGGTCATGGTCGCTCTCCTCATCGATAAAGGGTGCGCCCTCAATCATCAGCCGTGCGATGTCTTCTATCGGCACTCGGTACAGCGCACAGACGGCGGCCAGAGCCGAGGACAACGCACCGATGATAATGATGCCGTTGTAGCCGAACTCCTTCTTGTTCGTTTCGGACCACGCGTCGAGCGTGGTTCCGATGATATGCAGCAGCTTGCGCTGATCTGCGTGGTGCTCGTCCATTGATCGATGTTTCACCATTGCACCCCCTGATAAAATCCCGATTTGGGCAGATACCGATACGGTCTGCCAAGTTGCTTTTCCACACGGCGAATCTCATCCGCAAGGCACCGTGTGGTGAAACCCACATAGCGCATCGTGTCGCCGATGTATTCTTTTTCTTTGTACTTATTGCGCAGCCTAAGCATGTGCAGGGCAAACTGTCGCGCGCCCATCCAGAACTGCAGTCGGCTACTCATGCCTGCCTCCAGATACGCACACCGTCTTCTTCGCGGCGGGCGACGAACTTCATGTTGTTTCGCTCGGCGCAACTGATGGCGGCCTTGTGCGCCTTCCCACCAACTTTCTCATCTGGGAAGAACACACTGTCGCCCACGTCCATGTGGGTAAAGGGGTATTTAGTTGCCCGAGAGCCTCGGGGGAGGGGAACGTCTTTTTCTATCTTGATCTTCACAGTACACCTCAAACATAAACAAGAGGTTTTATTATAATTATTTTTACACTACGGTCAAACATTATTTGATACTTTAATGCTATTTATTTTCATCAAAGTATAAGTCTTCAAAGACGATATCTTCAAGCTGTAAAACTTCTGATTCGTCTAAACTGCTCAACAATTGTATTTTGCGCGGTTTGCCCTGTTTACCCTTAACCTCGATGTACGCGCTGAGAATGTCCACTTGCATCGGCAGACCATGTTCTTCTGGCAACAGGGTATAGGTCAACTCAATGGGCAAGGTCAACGATGTACTTAGCTTGGTTTTCGTCATTTTTATAGGCTTCCTCAATTTGGGCTGCTTTGGCCGGATCGCTCTTGTAAAGAACCCGGCAGTATTCACGAACGACAATGGCGCCCACCGTTCTCATCAGGGGGGCTTGATAAAACTCAGCAAGCTCTCGCGCCATGTAGTAGTGTTCAGCCCGCAGTCCCACGGCTGTCATGGGGACGCCTTTAACTTTTGCGCCCGCTCTGGCACCACGAAGGTTTGACTTTGGTTTGACCCTGCGCTTACCGTATCGACGCCTGTAAAACACCCTCTTTGGCTTTTCCGCTATCTCCTCCATTTTTTAACCTCCTTGCTCGTTGTGACTTGTAAGCTTTTAGCAAGCTGCGCATCTCGAATCTCGTCAACGATGGAGCGCTGGCTGCTCTTCACCTGAGGTTTATTCACAACCGGCTTCGGTTTGAGCGGCACTCGGGGCAGCGGGTAACGCGGCGCTTTGCGTGGTGCCTTGGGCGCCACTTCAGGCTCCTCTTCAAGCACATCCTCGAACTCCCCATCGGACTCCTCGTCAGGTGTATCCTCCGACTCGTTGTCAACGTACTGCGCGTCATCCTCGATGAGCGTCTGCGCAACAGGGGTCACATCGATAATGCCGGCTGGATCGCCATACACCATCTTGATCTCCTCAAGCTTGCGCTTAACCTCCTCCAGACTCATCGAGTCAATCGTGCCGTGTCTGATCTCTTTGCGCTCAACGTAGATCGTACCCAGTGCCTGCCCACGGCGGTACTCTGCCTGCACGGCCGCACTGTAGTTGCCGGCCTCCAGAGCGCGGTCGCGGATGTCGAGCAGATCGCGCATGTGCCGATCAACCGTAGTGCCGTACTTCTCTGCCAGATCCCGGCGGTACTGTTGGATGGCCGCCACAACGTGTGGGTTTTTAGTTGCGTCAGTTAGCCTGTTGGCAATGACCGAGGCGAACTTCGGGTTGTAATTTGCAGCGATCGCAGCCTCTACCAACGTCTTCTTCCCGTCGCCATTGACCAGCTCTTGAATGAAGACCCACTCCTGCGCCGTCACAGCTTTTTTTTGTTGCGCCAGCGGTGCAACCTTCGCCTCTAATCTTTTTTGCAATTTGGTCTTACCCTCACCTTCAATAGGTGACTTGTTGAAAATCGAACGCATGCGTTTGGTTTTTACTTCCATTACCTCACCTCATGAATATTTAAAAGCACAACTCATTTTTTCAAAGCTTTAAGTAAATCGCGCTGCGTCGTGTTCTTGTCAGACAACACCTCCAAGACCCGCTCGTCAATACAGTCTTGCGCAACGATATGCACAATACGAACAGGCTTTGTCTGACCCTGACGGTGCAGACGCGCGTTAAACTGCTGGTACAACTCAAGTGACCAGTTCAACCCGAACCAGACACACAGAGCGCCCCCGTCCTGCAAATTCAAGCCGTGACCCGCGCTGGCCGGGTGCGCCAACAACATCTTTATCTCCCCCCTGTTCCAACGGTTAATCGTCTCAGGGTTCTTGTCTAGGGTGACTGCCTGCGGGAAAATGGCGCTGATGCGCATCAGGTCGATCCGGTAATTGTAGGCAACCAGCATTGGCTCGTCGTTGATCTCAACAAGCTCTTTAAGCGCATCGAGCTTGGCCGAGTGAACCTGTGTCCAGTTACCCTTGTCGTCCGTATAGAGCGCCCCGTTACACCACTGCAGCAGCTTGTTGGCAAGCACAGCGGCGTTCATTGCCTCGATCTCATCCCCGCTTGGCAGCGTTGCAAGCAGCTGCTTTTCAAAGCTGTCGTAATCCGCCTTGATAGATTCCGGCAACGCAACCCTTTCGATTAAATCTATCCGCTGCGGCAGCTCCAAGTAATCCTGCGCCGACATGCTTAAACACACATCCGCAATCAGCGCGTGAATTTCCGTGGCTGCGTTGGGCTTGATCGTCCATCGGTAGCCCATGTAATCCTGATCAAAAAACCGCTGCTTGAACCCACTCAACGTGCGCCCCAAGCGCTGCCCGAAGTCCACCAGGTACATCTGTGACCACAAGTCCATCAGGCTATTCGGGGCGGGTGTGCCTGTCAGCAGCACCACGTAGCGCACGTGCGGGGTCACGCGCTTGAGCGCCTTCCACCGCTGGGCGCTGCTGCTCTTAAAGCTGCTCGACTCATCCACAACGAGCGCATCGAACGGCCAGCCGTTGGCGTAGTGCTTCACCAGCCACGGCACGTTCTCACGGTTGATGGTGTAGATGTCTGCAGTGCGCTGCAGTGCGCTGATGCGTTTACGCTCAGTGCCCGTGCACACGCTCACCGACAGGTGGTTCAGATGCTCCCACTTGCGGCACTCTTGCTCCCAGACCGAGTTGGCAACCTTGAGCGGTGCAATCACCAACACCCGTCTTACCTCACAACCATCCAACAGGTCACTCGCTGCGCTTAGGGTGCTGGCGGTCTTGCCAAGACCCATTTCGAGCAGCAACATGCAGCGCTTGGTCTTCTTGATAAACTCAATGGCTCGCGACTGGTACTCGTGTAAATCTCTCTTAAAAAGCATCATCCACCCCCTGTATCGTATCGATAACATAGACCGTGCAACCGAGCGCCCTGCGCCGCTCATGATCTTTGAGCTGCTTGAGGGTTGGCTTGGCGCCGGGGCGCTTGCACTCCACAAACACAATGCGCCCCCCGGGCAGTGTCACCAGCCGGTCAGGCACGGATCGTTTGGCGGGGGATGTGAACTTCTCACAGGTGCCCCCTAACAGCTCAATGCGTTTAATCAACGCCTTCTCTATGTCACGCTCAAGCATCACCGCCTCCAACTTCATACAATAATTTCTCAGCTATCTTCACGTAGGCCGCGTAGTCAACATCGTCTGGGAACGTGTCGGGCAGTGTCATCAGTGGGATAGCGCCCGCAGACTTAGCCACGCGGTTACTGTTGGTGGAATAATGAATGCACTCATCTTTCCCAACGCGGGTGGACAAGTAGAAGCGCACCGCCTTGCCCAAGAACGTACCGCGCCACTGCGCTCCGCCCGTGACGCGGCGCACCGTGCAGAACTGTGTGATGTCCTTGCAGTCCCGGATCGTCTGCTCGATGGGGTAGTCCATAACAATGTGCTGCGCCACGGCGTCGTACACGATGGGCTGGTCTGGGTTCTTCTGCAGACCTATTGGCGCGAAGCAGCCCTTGCCCTTGATCGTGCCGTCGAGCTTACCGGCCACGTAGTTGTTTACGTCCCGGCTGGCGATTACTGTGTAGTCGGTGCGCTCAAGCACGTAGGTTGTGTCCAGCATCCAGTTCCACGCCACCTCCTTCACCGCCGCCTCCAGCGAGGTCTTGTGGTGCAGCACGATCCCATCGGTGTTAGCACTGAGCACCCGCGCCCCCACGGCCACCATGCGCTCGATCAGCATCAGCAGCGCCAGCTGCCCTGTGACGGTGGTCTGTATCAACAGGTCGGGTGCGTACAGCGCACTGTACTTGCTGCCCAGCTTGCCGAAGCTGCCGTTGACGGCGATCTTGAGCGTGTCGGCTGTAACCTTGTCGCCGGCCTTCTTGGCCGCCATGCGCCGCTCAACAATTGATTGATACACTTCTAGGAACGGTGTGCCAAGCGCCTTGGGCGAAAGGCGCTGCTGCAACACGATGTTGGGGTAGTAACTGGCAACGTCCCAGTCCGAGATCATCTCATCGGGCGCGGCGTACACCCTCTGGCGTGTCTCACACGAGTGCAGACCCCCGATCCCCATCCGGTAGCTGGCGCCCCCTAAGACGATCTTGGTCTGGCGCAGCCACTGCGGCATGACCACCGAGCCATTACTGCCCACACAGAACCGCTCATCAAGGATTGCCTGAAACACTTTGCGTAGCTGTGGGTCTTGGAACTGCACAATCTTTGGATCTAAGTACCCGAACGCGTAGTTGTCCTCAAGCTTGGGGGCGCTGTATTTCTCATCCGTGAGCTTCTCCAGCTCCGACTTGATCACCGTCTCAGCAATCTGCGCGTCCGACTTACTGCGCAGATCCATCCCGTACTGCTGCGACATCTCAGCGCGCAGATCAATGGTCGGCTTTAACGCACTGTAGAGCATGTGCGTGGTGTCCAGATCGTTCGTGCAGTAGTCGCGCATCATCTGCCGCTGGTGCGGCTCAATGCTCTGATCCGGCTGGATGGGGAGGTCTTGTATCGTGGGGGCGTTCATGCGCCCACCGTAAATCTTCAGGCTTGAGCGCCCAGGTGAGACATCCATCAGGTCAATGTGATCCCACTTAGTGGGTATGGTAATGCCCCACTCTCGGCAGACCTTCCACGAAGGGTAGCCGCTGTTGATAATCGCGTCAGCGAGATCCTTTATGCGTTGGCAGTTCCAACCATTCAAGGCCGCAACGATAATTGGCAGGTCAAACGACACCCCGTTAAAACTGACCGTGGTGTTCTTTTCCATAATCTTATTAATACGCGCCTTGTTCAGCGCCTGCCCCTCAAACATATCAATGTGCACAGCGTTACCCGTGTGTATATTTTTCGCAGCGAACAAAAAATAGTCTTTGTAGACTTCGGTATCTATCACAATCACGAGGAGTTGCCTCAGATAAAATGGCCGCCATGAGGCGGCCACTTGTCTTCGTTTGACTTGCTGGGCTTGTTTGACTTAGAACTTAAATTCTTCGTCATCGTCACCGAACGCGTCAAACTCATTCGGACTTACCCCACCATCACCGAACGGCTCACCGTCACGCACGAACTGGACAGCGTCAAGCTGCGCGTTGATGCGTTTGCCATACTGGTTGTTCTGCGCCCACAGGCTGACGATTGCGTTGACGTAACACCCAGCATAGACAATGTTGTCACTCTCCACGATCGGGGTCTTGTCGCGGGTAATCACCAGCGGTCGCCGCTTGGTGCTTGCTTTAAGCACCATCGCATTGTGGAACTCTTCGCGGCCACTGTCGTCACCGTCTTTGAGTGCCAGCTTGTCAGGCGCAACCTTGCCCTTAAGCTCAGTCTTACACAGAGTATCAATCGCGGCGGTGATCTCCTTGATCACTTCAGCGTGTTGCTTTTTATCCAGTATGAAGCTTGCCTCATACTTGCCTGTGTCTTCACCACCGAACTTCGCAGTGTTGAACAGTGATGGAAAACTCAGTCTTGTCGTAGCGATTTTAATTTTCATCTTTTTTTCCTTTGCAGTTTATTTTCTTACAGTTTTTGGGGTCGAGCGGTCTAACGGTTATAAGTATGAACTACTGTTTATATACCTGTCAATCATCGAACGCACTGGCCGTCACACTCAGCGATGGGCGTGAGTCAAACTGCGTAACCATCGTGGGCTTGCCTTGACTCTTGCTGATCAGCGGCTCGATCAGGTCTGTGCGCTTTCGTGTGAGCAGCTTCTCAGCCTTGGCAACCGAGAGCAGCGATCGCTCGTAAGCTTTATCACCCAGCGCGGTTACCAGTACCTTCTCAGCCTGCGCTTCATCTGCCCAGCTTCGGGAGGTGCGCCCTGCTACCAGCTTGTAACCCGGCACATCCTCCCCGCGCTCAAGCTGCTCGAACAGGTGCGTCTCCAGTGCATCGAGCCACGAGACGATCAGCTTCTTCGCCCCGAACGCCTTGACCTGCTGCGCTTGGCTCAACTGGTCTGGGTTGTCCATCTCATCGAGGTTGTCAAAGTCAGCGCCAATCACCTCGATTGTTTTACGCATCAGCGCGGGGCAGGTCGCCTTGGCGGTACACCACTGGCACTGCTTCTCCCCAGCCACGCGGGGCGCATCGGGGGCGAGCGCCGCCTCGGCGCGTTCGCGTATCCACGCCCCACGCTTGAGCAGCTCCTCCACTGAGATTTCCCACTCATCGATGTGGTCGCGCCGTGGCTGCACGATGCTGATGACCACCCGCTCGATGCGACTTAAGTGGCTGAAGTCGTCCAGCGCGCCGAGTGCGTACAGCATCCCCTGTGAGTTCTCATGCGCCTCAACCAAGTGACCCTTGCCGTACTTAAGATCGATCACCCGCAGCGTACCCTCATCCAAGATCACCGCGTCAGCTGTGCCGAACCCATCTGGAACCCAGTCACCGAAGGACACCCGCTGCTCGTACTCGTGTCGTCCACTGAACCCCTTAACGTAGTCCACATAGACCTGCACATAGTCAGCCATGTACTCGTCAACGCTGAACGCGTTGTTCTCGATCAGAGCCTTGCCTATCCAGTCCCGTGCGTTGCCGCCACGGGTCAGCACCAGCTCTGCCAGCTCGTGCGCCGCTGTACCCTCGTCAGCCGAAAAGCTTGTGCTTTCGGGGAACGCCTCCTGCGCCTTGACGCTGCCCGGACAGTACAACCAGCGGTGTGAGCCGCTCGCGCCCAGCTTGGCGTGTTTGGCTGGCGTAATCATCGCAGTGCCTCCAACGCCAGCTTGAGAGCCGGCAGCTTGTCTACATGGATGTCTGCCAGTGTCGGTGCGCCGTGATTACCAATGGTCTGACGCACCAGCTCCTGCTTGCTGCGGTCGTCCCGTATGATCTTCAGCACCAAGTCCGTCAACTCCTCGCGGCTGATCGGTTGCGCTTTTGTAGCAGTCGCTACAATTTCCACAAAGGTTGCTGGGGCAGTCTCAGGGGCAGTGGGTGTTGGGTCAGTGGTGGGTGTGGGTGTGGGTTTGTTGCGCGTACCACCCTGTGCAGCGATCGCTAGGCGCAGTGCGCGTATTTCGATGGTCAACTCTTGAATAACGGTCTCTAACATTTTTTTTCTCCGGTTTTGTTGCGTTTTGGTAACCGCGAATATAAGCTTCACTTATGTCTGTGTCAACTGTGTTTTAGAGGTTTTTATGATTTGGAAAATATGTCGTCATCTGGGCGGGGTCACTGCAACCGCACAGGCGTTGGGTGTGTCCCAGCCTGCTGTTAGCCAGTGGCTGACGCTGGGGTGGTTGCCGTCATCACGCGCTGCGCAGGTGGAGCTGTTAACTAAGGGCAAGTTCACGGCAGTGGAGCTGTGTCAACACGCGCAGAAGGTGCAGGCACGGCGCAGGGCGTCCAGAGCGAAGGCTCGCGAGCGTCTGATTGCCCGTGAGCAGCGCGCCGTCAACAGTGTCAGTGCCCAGCGCGAGCGAGTGCGAGCGGCCAAGGCCGATGCGCTGGCAACCTACGGTACTCTACCATGAGCGGCGCAGCGCAGGTCGTGCAGGTCTTCCCCGTTCGCAAGTACTACGACAGCGTCAAGGACAAGTGGGCGAAAATACCCGCCATCCCCAAGGGCACGGACTGGCGCACATTCAAGGCGCACCCATCGAGCCTGGTGCACAGCGCGAACGTGGGGGTTGTCATCCCGCAGGGGCGTGTGGCGATCGATCTGGATGTGTACAAGGGTGTCACCCGTCAGGCTGTCGAGGCCGTGCTGGGCTGTGCGCTTGAGTGGGATCAGGC